CCCATATTGACCATCACCAATGATTTGCCACCATGAGGTGGAGCCAATAGTAGATTTAATGTCTTTCTTGAGAAACCACCTTTAGTAATCTTGTCGAACTCTGCTGAACCAGTAGGTATTTTTGCCGCGGCTTGGTGATAGTAATCATACCGATCATCGGCATCTGCTACATAATCATGACCAACTGAAGTATCAAAACATACTGCTAGTGCTGCCTGGAGGATAGAAGGAATTGCTTCTGGAGTACGTTTCTTATCTTGACCATCAACGATGAGTACAGATTCTCTTAGAGCATTATAGATTGCACGATCTTTACAGAATTTCTCTGTTTGTTCTACTAAATAATCTAGACCTTCTGTAAATTCTTCTGTAGATTCGAGTACAGATACTAGTGAATCATAAACATCTTTTGAACCTTTGAGATTCTCAATGTCGACTCTTAGTGCTTGTTTCGATGGAATGACATTGTGCTTAGAAAAATACCTCGTGTAAATCTTGAATAGATTTTTATCTTCAGTAGAATTGAAATATTCTTCCTTCAGATGTGGGAGTACTTTCCGTGCATAAATGTCGTTGGAAAGTAATTGTGAAAAGATTAATAGTTCTGTACGCATGTAATTTTATGAGACCTGATATGTTATTATATCACATCAGATCCCATAGATAAAATTTATTCTTCGGTAGCGGCCAATTCTTCTAGTTCGTCTTCTAGCATTTTAGCTTGAGAAAGTTTGTAACGATCTCTGATCCATTGTCTAAAGCTTTCGCGCCGAATAACAGTTCCTAAGAACTCGTCTGTCTGTGTATCTCTAAAGCGTTTTTTGACATCGAGTAATTCACCAGTCTCTTTGTCTAACAGTTGATACCAACCAGCAGAAGATTTAACTTCGCCTGCTTCAACAGCCAAATCAAGCATGCCGGTATATCTAGAAATACCACCGTCAAATGTAACAGTAATTGGTATCTTTGTCTTTTCTTTCACATAACGAGATTTTTCAACATTGATTGTAAAATTGTAACCAATTAATTCGGTTCCTTCTTTTTCTTGCGATTTGCCGACAATCCATACTGTATCGCTAGAAAGCATCCCACCAGACCCACCGGACATAATAGTCTTTGGATAGAGACCCATCTCTTTATAGACGTGCTGAATAACAACCATCGGAATATTCTTCATCGTCAGATGAGGAGTAATTAAACGGAACATCGATTTTAGAGATTTAGCTCTAGTACCCATGTCAGAAGCACCGTTTTCTTTTAGCGAATCTGCTGTTTCTTTAGAACTAGACAAATTACCAATAGAATCTACTAATACGAAAACACGATCGCCGCGTTTAATACCGTCAGTGTTTCCGTTATCAAATTTAGTCATTAGATCAAACTTAAGCTCTTCGATATTCATGACTGGAATATGCAGTACTTGAGTAGGATCAATTCCGAATGATGCAACAGTATCTGCAGAAAACCCAAACTCTGAATCATAAAACAATACGATAGCATCTGGATATTTTTTGCAATATGCTGAGGCCATCAATAGAGCATATGAACTTTTGAAGTTGCGGCTTTCACCAGCAATAGAGGTAATACCTGCTCTGAGTCCTCCATCTAAATCTCCAGACAGTGCAATGTTAATTGCAGGAATAGAAGTTTGTATTACATCTTTTTCATTGAACAATTCTGAATCAGATAGAACTGATGCTTCTTTAATATTGGTAGATTTTTGTAATTTTTTCATTAATGAGCTTGTAGCCATATATTTCCTTGGTTAATTTAAAAAAACGATTCTAGATCGTTAGCTTCTTCTAATTTCCATTTCATTGCATCCATAATTTTTTCTAATGGATCTAAAAATGCCTTTTCGAATTGAGTGTTATAATCTACATATCGGTGCAGGTTAAACTGAATTGGTAATTCAGAGGGATAACCAATAATGTTTTCCTTGAGAGTATTAGGTTCAATTAAAGCACAGTATTTTATTTTGTCGCCTTCTTTAATTGTTTCTAACTCTTTTTCTAGTCCATATACTTTAATCAGATTATTATATAATAGTGCTGCGCGAACTGCAATCGGGGTGCCACCTGTATAGATATTATTCGAATCAGAATACTTTACTAAGTTATTGGCAGACCGAGGGAAAGAGATCTCCTCGACAGAATACGTCTTAAATTCACTTCTACGTTTTTCTATATAGTCTATCAGCATAGCCCTATCTGAGTGATCTAGCACGATTCTAATGGCTTCTGTCAACCATTCGCGAACTAGATCAGGCGTAGAACTGCGATTAGTTTCAATTCCAGTGATTTTATAGTCAGGTTCAGCATATCTAACACCCTCATTATCTAGTACCTTTTGACAATTACGTTTCTTTGCCAAAATTAATAATGCAGAAGAAATACCCTCAGTTTTGAATGAAATTTTATTCTCGTACATATTCAAAGTTTCGGCTATTGAATCAGTACATTTATCTAATTCCTTAGACATATATGAAGCAATAAACTTTTGAATAAAATCAACTGTATCAGAATCCGTCATTTTTCTAGGACTCATCTTAACCAGTTTATCCATACAGACGCCAAGCGAATCAGTGTCAGAATATGAAATAAAATCTTCTCCTGGTGATTTTACAATTTTACCCATATATTCAGAGGCAGTATGTTGAACTTTCTGAATAATATATTGGCCAGTCATTGTAATGCCTTCGGCAATACGATTATCAAAGAAAAGAAAATATTTATTAGCAGTAGAACCAAATAGAGAATTCAGACAAACTTTAACAGCTAATTGAAGTACTCCATAACGAGCAGATTCTAGTTTAGTTTTAGTGTCATGTGTTTTTTCATATTCTTGTTTCAAACGCAACATTTCATTTTTGGCAGATTTACGTTTACCAAACATTTCAGCTGTAAGACGAGCCATTACACCGTGTGTATCTTTTTTGAATCTAGTTCCATTTACTGCAATAGAATAATCTGAATCATTTTCGATAGTATCAGTTGCTAGCAAATTATCTACTGTCACGTTAGGTACGACATCGACTAAAGTCTCAGGAGACATGTTTAATGACATAATAATACTTGGATACAAACTTGTTGCATCAAAAGTAACATTCCACTTGTACATTCCAGGAACTGGATCTTTAACATAACCGCCAACAATTTGATGATCACCTGTGCTGTGTGTCTTTAAAGCACAGAATGTATTTTCTTCTAACAGTGTAGATAGAATATAAGATTCCCACGTTTTCACTGGAGAATACACATCATCATAGTTAATCTTAGTAAGATAAGCAAGTGTGACTGCTAGATAGACCATGCCTAGCTTATCTTCTAGTTCTGTAACTAGTTCAGCATCGATAATATTATATGCTACAAATCCGTCAGGACCATCCCAACCATTTTCGTAATGGTTTTTGAATGACCCATAATTGTTAACTAGTTTCTTTTTACCGAGTTCGACGTCAGCAATGTAGTCTAGACGGTAGCTTGGCCGATTAATGAATCTGAACTTCTTGTAAAGTTCAAGCAAATCTAAAACCGTACGGCCTGCAATATCATATTTTAGAGTTTCTCGCTCCATGATGGTTTCAGTTTTTGCATCGACTACATTAAAAGGAGACAATCTATCTAGAGCACGCTTACCAAGTAATTTGATGATGCGAGATCCCAGATATGCCATATCAAACACAATGACATTCCAACCAGTCATAATATCAAAATCTACATCAATGCAATAATTGATCCACTTTTGTAAGAGATCTTTTTCGTCAGTACATAAAACGTAATTAGTGTTAGTTCCAGAATATGGTCTACACCCAAATGTCGTAAGCTTTCTAGTCTTTAATTCTTGACATGTAATTAAGAGTACTTCTTCTTCAGGATTATTGACATCTGGAAAATTAGACGAACCACGGCCAACAGAAGTTTCAATATCGATTGATACGACTGACAGATCAGAGATTGTTACTTTTTGTTCGCCTTTAAAATTGCGATGGATGAAATCATATTCGAACCTGTCATTACCATGCAAATTCATCAGTTCTTTATACGATTTGATATGAGCTTTGGCATCACCCAAAGAATCAAATTTAGTTTGGCGAAGATTTATACCGTACAGAGATTTGATACCTGTTTCATCTTCAGTAGGAGTATAGAGAATTGGACTGTACGCGGCGTCATTAGATTGAATTCGTTTACCGTCTTTATATCCTCTAAAGAATATTTTATTGTACCGCTGAAATACCGATGTGTAAATTACTGACATTGTTTTCCTGGTTGATTTGTTGAACCAATATTAATTGTATACCAAAATTTTTCAAAGTAAAATAAAAATGGGAACCGAAGTTCCCTTTGTTTATTCCGGTGTAGCTTCCGGATCATCTTTCATTGCTTCTTTCAATAAAGCAACTACTTCAGATAATCGTCGGACTACTTTTCGCGGTTCATTAGAATCAACAATAAATCCACCTTCAACTTTAATAACACTAAAATATTTTTCATCCATATTAAACTCCATCTGTTCCAAAAATTTTATCGTAGAGCTCAAATGAGATCTCTCCTTCTTGTTCAACTAAATCTCTATTGGATTTGTGATAAAGCTTAGCAGCTTTTCTTAAAAACTTCGCAGGAATTTCAGTGTCTTTAGCTAAGTCTTTAATAGCTTCAGATTGAAAATCTCGTTCACCTTCTGATCTACACATCGATGCAGATAGTTCAAAACACAAATCTTTAATTTTTTTCAAAGTTTCTGGATCGCTGGGAACTACAAATTCTGCTGTTTGTACAATTGACATAAACTAACCTTTCATAATGAAAATCAAAATTGATTAAATAAATTATACCATAAAATTATGGTATGTAAAATAAAAATGTCCATCGCGGTATTGATCGTACCCATGGACTCTAACACTTTCTAGGAGTATCAGCATGAGTATTTATTGTACTTACATCACATTTTACCGCGGTAATAAACTTCCACCATTTTATATTGGCTCTACATCTGTAGAAAAAGTAAATAATGGTTATCATGGATCTGTGAATTCTAGAGAATATAGAGAAATATGGAATAAAGAAATTCTATACAATCCACATCTATTTGAAACTAAAATAATTTCTAGACATTTAGATAGAAAAGACGCTACAGCTAAAGAGTTGCAATTACAATTAAAAACAAATGCTCCAAATAATCCACTTTATATTAACAGGGGGTTTGCCCGCAAAAATTTTGCGTATGGTGTAATCGGATTAATTAATAATATAACAGGCACAAGAGGTCCTAGATCAGAACAAGCAAAAGCAAATATTAGACAAGGGATAGCGAATAATAAACACAAGCCTAGATCTGAAGCGCAAATAGAAGGAAACAAAAAGTCTGCAGCTAAAAGAACCGGGCAAAAACGTCAAACTTCTAGATCGTTAGAATCAAGAAAGCTTCAAAGCAATAAAATGAAAGGGAAACCAAATAAAAACAAAGGCAAAAAGATGAAAGATATTTGCGAAAATTATATTCATCCTATGCAAGATAAACATCATTCTGAAGAAACAAAAGAAAAACAAAGAATTTCAGCTATGCTAGCAGTAAGACAAGAATGGTCAGATGAACATAAAACCAATCATTTAACTGCAGTAAGTGGAGCTAACAGCAACACTGCTAGAAAAATAAATATATGTGATAGTTTTGGTGAAATCGTATATATGTGCGAAGGAAATTTCACCAAAACTTTAGAAAAATATAATTTACCAAAAAGTGCTTTATGCATATCTCTTCGCGAAGATGGCAGGCCTATATTTAGTAGAACTAATAAATATTTTTGGATATGATTTACAATTAATTTCAGAGTCATTATTACATAACTATTAGATCGTTAAATCTTGATAATAAATTGAGTAAAAGATATAATAAAAAGCAAAATATAAAAAGT